CACGGCTGATGGGTAATGTATTCTTGGAGTGTAGTGACCTATCCTCAGTCTCAATGAAAAGTCATTATAAAAGTCATTATCATTATCTCAGGTAATGTCATTTCAAAAATTTTTTTAGTATAAAAATCGACACAGGAGAGTCCGAGATTATATGAGAACTGCACATATTTTACGAAATAACTTATTCTTTTATTTTCTAGTAATAGGGCTTCCCTCTATCTCCACTTATGCAATGGAAACTGCATTTGCGTATGGGTCTTCTTTTGAAGAGAATGTGTCAAATGTGCCAACAACTATTACAGTACAGAATATAAAGATAGTGACATTCCCTCTCCCACCAATGAAGGGAACATATCATTGGAAACAATGCAATAGTTATTCATATATTGCCCGAAAATGTATAGTATGGAAGTATTGCATGGAGATAGAGAAAGACGGGTCATGTATTCGCAGCATTCGTTGTGATGAGGAGAAATGTATAAATAATACAAGAACAATAAAGAAAAAATAATATGCCAGTTTTTACACACAAGAGAAAGATGCGCACGCGGGAAATGAGGGTTCTCTGAGATGGATATTTCAAAAAAGAAAAAAATAACTGGATATGAGTTGGTAATGAAAATAATCTGGAATCTTATTATTGCTGTGGGGATTGGATATATTTTATTTGGATTTATATCAGTATTTTTTTTTAGTGATAAATCTGTAAACTTTCAATCATTCAATATGTGGTACTGGTTTAATTGAAGAACAAGATAGTTATTATTAGAATATTTGGAATAGGAGTTGGACTAATACTGGCACATATTATATGGAGTAATTATTTTGATGATTGTGTTGTAATAGACTTTACATGGAGAATCAAAAAATATGCAAAAATCATTTAGAAAAATACGACATCAACTTCAGTCAAAGACCTGGATAACTGTGCTTGAATCTCTGATAGAAGATGGAGTAGATTTCGTTGTGGGTGGTGATGACGCATCATCATTTAATATTTTAGACGAGGCCCTCATAGGGAATGTGAAAACATCTGGAGAACACGAACCAGCAACATCACAACAAATCAAAAATTTTTTCAAAAACCACAAATCCAAATCACACCCATCTGGTGTAAAAGTGAAAGTCGAAAAAATTCGTTCAAGTAAACTGAAAAAATTTGGTAAAGTCTTTCAACGGATCCAAGGAGATTATTTTAGGGTGACTGTTGTGAATCCTGGTGACACGATACCAAATGTGATTCGTCAACTTGCCATGCAAAAAATCTTAGGAGGCACTCCGAGTGATTGGACAGATGTAAATTATGGAACTATTAAAAGTAATATGATGACGTTGGGAGGTTATCAATGGACCGCATTATTCAAGGAGTAGAAAAAAAATGAAAACATTTAATGAATTTAATAATATGAGAAAAGAAGTTAGAACAAATGAGAGTAGTGGTGAGGCACGAGTTGCCGCCTGGGCAATGAGAGAGCTAGAGAAAGTACAATCAATATATGCAAAGAAAGTAAAAAAGATTGTTGCTGACCTGGAAGCCTCTGGTAATACTGATAAGGAGATTAAACGAATAATAGGTCATATGGATAAGGGATGGGGCATGTGGCGAAAATTTTTAAGGAACGCATGAGAGATGAGATTATGATGAATCCCGAAAATGGAAATCGTTTGTTATTTGGTCAACGAGTAGAAGAAAAGTATTTTCGTAAAGGAGTTCAAAAACTGATGTATAATAAACACTATACATCATATCATTCTATACTATCTCAGTTGCTATGTTTACAGAGAACGGACCCGTTGTATAAGGGAATAAAAATCGGAAACATCATGGTAGATAACAATTTAATTTCATTGCATGAACTAGATGCAATACTGGAGGATGAAGAAAAATGAATAATAGTAATATTCAAATATGTGAAGACCTTCTCGACATTATGCCACCTGAATATCAGGACATGGTGGAAAATGCTACATTTAATAAGACAGATGATAGAGGATGGAGGGATGTTGGTGAGTCAAAAGAATTGATAGAACAACATTCATTATGTGCAGGATGTCCAGAGTCGATTGCATTTAGATATATACTGGCTTCCATTCCCAATCCCAAAGATACAGTTTTTGTTGGTTCCACCGGTTGTACTTCATTAGTTTTTCCCCATGTAGGTATTCAAAATATACATTCACTTTTTGGAAATCAAAACGCAATAGCCTCAGGACTTAAACGATCTCTTGCCCATAGATTTCCCGACCGAATAAAAGATGTAGTAGTTCTTGCAGGTGATGGTGCTACTGTTGATATCGGATTGGATATGACCATGCAATCCTGGTTTCGTCAGGAGAAGTTTACTACGATTTGTTTCGATAACGAATTATATGCTAATACAGGTGGACAAGAATCTGGACTCATGCAAAAAAGTTTTGTTGCAAAGATGGCTCCCAAGGGAAAACAATTCGATAAAGTAAACTTACCACAAATTGCATTTGAATCAGGATGTCAATATGTTGTTATTATGACAGCCTCGAAACCAAACAGAGTAGAACAAGCAATCAAGAATGCTATCTATGTTGCAAGAGAGATTGGTCCTACATACATTCAAATCTATACTCCGTGTATCCTTGAGATTGGAAAACAATCTATGGAAGGATTGGATGAGATGAAAGATTCTGAAACGATTGGTGGAAGGTTTGGATACAAGGAGTGGGTAACAGATGAAGCAAAAGCATTGATTGAAATGAAAAGTCAGGAAGCAAAAGAAAGAAAGAAGTTAGCTAAACAAAAAGCAAAGGAGAAAGCAAATGGAATGGCAGCATCCAAACCAAATAAAGAGGTCAGCACCGGTTCCCTCGCATCAGTCACCTGAAGCCGAAAAACCAAAACAGATTATTCGTGCTTTGGTTGTCGTTGGTATCATGGCTGGTATTTACTGGGTAGCAACTCGTATCTTACCAACGCTGGTAGGATTGCATTTAGTTTCTAAATAGGAGAAAAAAATATGTGTACGAATCCAACGTGTGAATGTAGTCCCTGTACTTGTGAAAATTGTCAGGCGGGATGTTCTTGCTGTGGATAATAAGTTTATCACAATAACTGATGAAGCACATAAAGCTATCAAAGGTTTTGTTTTAGATGATGAAGTGTTGCGCGTAGGTGTAAAGGGTGGTGGATGTTCTGGTTTGTCTTATCTTATCCAGACCGATACACTTACAGATGATAATGATTCCATCCTTGATTTCGAGGAGTTCAAAGTTGTTATAGATAATAAGAGTATGATTTATATTAAGGGAATGGAACTTGACTATACCACGGGTCTTGAGGGAAAGGGATTTCAATTTAAGAATCCCAATGCGTCAAGTACTTGTGGATGTGGTGAAAGTTTTTCTATGTAATTTTTTATAAGGAGTTAGTCATGGCACGACCTAAAAAAGCTAGTACTAAAAAGAAGTCAACATCAACCAGAAAGAAAGTCACCATACCAAAAAAGGAGCCAATGATGATGGATATGTTAAAGGGTAAGAAGACTTATATTACGGCACTTGTTATAGGTGTTATTGCCGCAGCTGAGTCTCTTGGTTATGTGATTCCTGAATTTGTGTACCCAATGTTGGGTGCATTGGGATTAGGAACACTTCGCCACGGGATGAAATAAAAACAAATGGCAAAAAGGCAATGGGAGATTAAAACTGTTCATGGATTTACGGAACATGGTTCTCTTGACGAGGGACTTGGATTCACGAGGACAGGTGATGTGAAAAAAATATTAAAGGAGTATAAAGAGAATGAGGCAAATAATCTTCACACCGAGAATTATCTCCTGCTCGCAAAAGCATTTGGTACTTCTCAAGAAGTAAAGAAGATTGAAGCTATTCTAAAGAAACAAGGTTATACTTCAAATGAAGATATGGATTGGATGTATGAGCATATCAATCCTTATTGTAAAAAGTTAATTAAATAATGAAATCGTTTAAAACATTTGTAACAGAAGAAGGCGAGGGAAGAATCTATCTGGATATGGATGGAGTTCTTGCAGATTTTATTGATGGGGTTTTAGTCCATTTTAAGAAAGACAGAAAAGACCGCACCATCACCAAAGAATTTTCAGACATGGCCACCGAGATTCAAGATAAAAGTCGGGCAGGAGAATTGCCTGGGTTCTGGGAGAACCTGTCCGTTCTTTCTGATGGTAAGAAACTCTATCGTTATGTAGAAACTCTAAACAAAGACATATGGGTTCTTTCTTCCTGTTCGAGAGACATGAAATATTGTTTCCGAGAAAAACACAAATGGATTAAAAAACATTTCCCAAAGATTGCTTCTGAGAAAGTAATCTTAGTTGCTTCAGCAAAACATAAATCACGTTATGCTAAACCCGGTGACATTCTCATTGATGATTTTAAAAATAATATCAAAAGATGGGAACAGGCAGGTGGAACCGGGATATGGCATAACGGGGATGCGAGTAAGACTATGAGAGAATTAAAGAAAGTATTGTAAGATGACGTTTAAGGAATCTTATGATAACTTTTTAAATAATGTTAAGACAGTTAAACAATATAATATTCCATTTATTATATGGTTAATAGAAAATCCCAAGTCACCATTTCATTTACACGGTGCAGCTAACTTACATGACCACGATATTATTCATGTGTTATTAGAATGTGGGCAGACGAATTGGGATGAAGCTTTTGTTATTGGGTTTACAATGGGCAATGATAATAGAATAAAGAAATGGGAAGTAAAGTTGTTTAAGTTTATTTCTTATTATTTTTATCCAGAAGAAAATCGTTTTACCAAAGATGAATTAAAAGTTTTTGATTCTGGTTTTGTTTTCGGTCGAAGTAGATATTATCCAAGGATAGCAGATTTTGATTGGGATGGGATAGATTGGAATAGGTCATTAAACGATATTCAAGAAACTTTTGGAATACATGCTAACGAATTGAGTTATTATAAAGGTGATTATTTGAATACTAAATATAAAAAGGAACCGATGTATGAAAACTTTTAGTGAACTTAGATTAGAAAGTATTCGAGATGAAGTTATTGAGCTCAAGTTATATATTGAAAATGATTCTGATCTTTATCGACAAAAAATTGTACCTATTGTTAAAAACATTCAAAGAAAAATGAAGTCTGGAAAGTATGACCATAGCAAAGCTCCGAAGCTGTGGATGTATCTTGTAGATGAAGGCGCAAAGAAATATTCTAAAGAATTTCCAGGAGTCAAATTTGACAAGAAAGTTAAACAGCAGGTTGCACAAGAATTTGCTGATGAGTATAAAGATGAAATTGAGGCTCAGGGAGGAAAGATGTTCTAATGAAAACTTTTAAAGAACTAAGAGAATTTAATTTCAATAAGGCAGTTAAACGTGGGTATCTTGAGAAATCAGATAAACCGATGTTTGATAAATTAATGAAAACACATAAAGTAATTTCATTTGTAGTATCGGGTGATGGATATGAATTAAAAATAAAACATAAAAAAACAGGACAGACTTGTGACTTTGTAGGAAAGAATCCACAGGATGTTTTAAAACAAGCACATGATAAATGGTGCAAAACTTAGAGGAGGTTAAATGACAACAGCAGTAGCAATTGAAACTCCAAAGCCTAAGGTTAAAAATAAAGCAGCACAAACTAGAAAATCTTACGATAGAATTATTCGGTCTACCCATGAAAAATTAGAAACCAAGAATAAGATGGGTCAGACCCACACAGACGCGAATGATTTTTTCTATCGTGCAGAAAGAACTAAAAAGTTTTTTACAGGTAGTGAAGTAATACAGGCGGCAATTAAAGTAGCACATTGTGATATGTCTATTGCATATCCTATTACACCTCAATCTGAAGCAGCCTCATTAATTGGTGAGTTGTATGCAGAGGGATATGTTGGAGAATATTTTCGAGGTGAAAGTGAGTTTGCGGTAATGAGTCAATGTGCTGGTGCGGCATTTGGTGGCTCAAGAGTATTTACTACTACTGCTGGTCCTGGTACAATGAGAGCAATGGAAAATTTTCCAATGTGGGCAGGTTCACGTTTACCAATTCAAGTATGTGTGACTTGTCGAGGAATTAATTCTCCTCTTAGTATTCAACCTGATACATTGGAAATCCATTATCTATTAGAAACGGGAATGTTGATATGGCATGCTGAAACAGCACAAGACCTGTATGATTTTATTCTTAAAGGATTTATTGTTGCAGAGCAACCAGATGTTCATGTTCCTATAGCAGTATGTTGTGATGGGTTCTTTGTTACTCATACAAAAGATACTGTTGAATTAGTTCCAGATGATTTGTGTTTGACTCCGTATGACCCATATCAAAATCCTCAACCTGTTATGGATATGGAATCAGCTCCAGTAAGAATGATGCGAGACCCGTTTGTTATGAAATCGAATTATATTCATTATGCAACTCAAGCATCCTGGCAACAAGAAATTCATGCAGCTGTAGAACGATCAAGAAAACATACCATTCCTTTATTGGATGGATTGATTGATGTTGAAAATCCTGGTAGAGATATTATGATTGCTTGTTCTGGTACTGCTGTATCTCAATCAAGAGAAGCAATTCGTTTATTGGAATTGGAGGGAATTGAGGTTGGACTAGTAAAGATTAAAACAATTAGACCATTTCCATTTAAAGAAGTCAGAGCAGCACTGGAACATGCTAAAAACATTTTTGTTCCAGAGTTTAATATTAAGGGATGGTTAGCACGAGAAATTTGTGCTATACTTCCAAATAGTGATAATGTCTATAAAGGACCTCATGTTGCTGGTGGAATGACAATGCCATCCGAGGTTATTGTAGATGAAATGAAAAAAGTTTTGGGAATGAAAGTAGAGGCCCGATTATAACAATGAGGAGTGATGATGAGGTGGTATTAAAAGATTCCAAGAAGATTGGGATAAATTACAACAAGCTATATAAATAATATAAGAGGATACGATGGCAGCACGAATCGAAGGAAGAAAAACAGAAACGATTAAGAAAGTTACTTCTATTGGACGAGGTAAACGAAGTTGTCCAAAGAATAAACATAAAAGACGATCTTGGAAACGATATAGAGGACAAGGAAGTTAATGCCATCCTCAGTTGTCAAGTCATTTGCAAAGAGAACAGGTAAGTCTGTTGACCATGTTGAGAAAATCTGGAATGCTATTCGTGATTCTTTGATTTCAAATGGACACAAAGAAACAGATGATAATTTCTATCCAATGCTGGTAGGTGGATTAAAGAAGGCACTCAAATTAAAGGAGTCTACAATGTTGACGTATCAACAATTTATGGAAAAGATCAAGAAGGTAGTTCGTGGTGGGAAAGTAGTGAAGAAAGTAGATTGTCCACCTGGTAAGAAAGCAAAGGATGGAAAGTGTGTAGTTCAAACTGGTCAAGAAAAGATGGCACGAATAAAAGCTGCAAAGAAAGCAGCAAAGAGTAGGAAGGGTAAGTCTCAAGCAGGTGCAATTAGAAAGCGTAAACTTTCAATGAAGAAGTCGAAGAAACTCTAATGAAGAAAAAGAATTTAAAACAATTCCAAGAAGAAATTTCTTGTTTGCTTAAGGAAGCATTTAACTTCAGACCGGCAAATGAAAAAGAAATTAAAGCCAATCCTGCTATTCCAAAAGATTGGCAACCTTTTATAATTGACATATTTAAAATGTTTGGTGAAACTGTTGTTTTTCAGACAACAGGAAAATTAAATAAAGAAGGTGAAATTTCTGGTGATGCACTTGCTGGCAAAATAAGACCTGATGAATGGTTTAAAATAAAAACTGGTAAAAGAAAAATTGGTAGTGGATTTAAGATAGAGTTTAATCCTAAAGGTACAAGTATGAAGTTGACCAAACAATATGGAGAGTGGGATTATTCAATTAATTTAGTTGCTGGTTTAGGTTCTGGTGTTAAAGGCCCAACAGGTGCTCAATGGGAGAGTTTAATAACACATCAATATAATGTTTTAAATAAAGAACCAGATGCAGATAAAAATGCAGCTAAAATTGCAAATGAATTTTATCCAATTTACCATGAACCAGCACTTGCCTTAGCTAAAGCATTTAAAAAAGAATTAGGAATGTCAACAACAATGACACAGTTCGGTGCATCAACGGGGAAATTAAGTGCGTTATGGAAAAAACATGGTGGAACAAATGCTACACCAAAAACTGATATGTTTACAGATAATTATAATATTTCTTTGAAAAAAGCTGGTGGTTCGCAATATGCTTCTGGTACAGCAGGTGAAACACTTTCAACATTTCATGCAGCTTTAGAATATATGGGTGCAGATGGAAAGTCAAAAGCAAAAATAAAATCTATAATGAAAAGTATTAAAGATAATTTTGAGAAGATACAACTTGACATGGCAAAGGGTGAACTTGCAGATTTGGATGCTGGAAAAACAGTTGGGGGTAATATTAAAAAAGGTAGTAAAATATACAAGGGTGATAAAGCTTGGAGTAAAAAAGATCAAGATGAATTTAAAAAATTCAAAGATACAGAGGAATTTCATAAAAGATTAAACGATCAAATTAAAAAAGATTTATCAGTTGAAAAAGAGCCTGAATTTAGGAAATGGTTTTTATTTGAAGCGATGTCTGGATTTAAAAAATTTGATGGTTCAAGATCAACATCTAGTATATGTGTTACTTTTGATCCAGATGACGGTACTGTTTCTACCATTGATGTTACAGAAGATGGTTCTTCTAAGAGTTTAACTGGTGATACACCAACTTTATCCAAAGAACTTATTAAGAAATCTGGACAAATAAAACTTTATTCTGCATTTAAATCGTCAGGAACAAGACCTTATTCTGTATTACGAGCTCATAAAGAACAAACAGGTGATATGTTGGTTGATTGTACTTTAGATAGTCTTATTAGAGATCAAATAATGTTAGATGAAGATGTTAAAAGTTTAGGATTGACTTTAACTGAAGAAATCATTGAGCTAGACGAAATTGCACTTTTAAAATCAGTTTATAGCAAAATGAAAAATATTGGAAAAGATGCTAAAAAATGGATTGGTGGTTTCTTTAAAAAACTTATGGCACAAGTTAGTAAAGTATTAGCTAAAATTGAGAAATTAGGAAAAAGAATGTTTGAAGGTCTATTTCAATTTTTAGGAATTGAAATAACAGATGCTTCTGTTTCAGTTCCTAGTGATATATCAGATTTTGTTAATAAATAAATATTTAGAGGATTAAAATGAAACGGTTTAAAAATTATATAGAAGATTATCGAATGTCAACGGTACCCAACTACCGTCCAGAAGGAACACCGGAGATGGGATGTAATGCCAGTTGTAAATGGTGGCGTCCCGGAACTGAAGACAATCCAGAGACAAACCATATCTGCGAACGATATGGTTTTAATTGTGATCCTGAATGGGTATGTGATGGTTGGCAAAAAGCGGAAGCTTCCGTAGATGCACCTGGTGCGTAATCATTCTGGGGCATCATCTGGGAGTGACTGAATGTTGCACGTTCGGTTGGGTGGTTCGATTCCATCATGCTCCACCAAATATGAACGAGGGAAAAAAATAAATGGCACTATCAAATATAGCACGAGTAAGAACAAGAAAATATTCAGATATAGATTTGGATTTTACACCACATCCTGTTACTAAGGATCTTGTTGTTAAGACAAATGAAGAAGCAGTCAAACGAGCTGTTCGTAATTTGATTTCAACAAATGCGTTTGAACGTCCATTTCATTCTGATATAGGAGGAGATGTTCGAGCCTTATTATTTGAGAATGTCGATATATTTACTGCTTCAACACTTGAAACACGAATAAGATTTCAATTAGAAAAATATGAACCTAGAGTAGAGACACTTAATATTAATGTTTTTCCAGATATTGATGCAAATGGATTTAATGTCACATTAGAATTTTTAATCAAGAATCTTCCGAATCCAGTAACCGTAGAAGTTTTCTTAGAGAAATTAAGGTAACGATATGCCAAAGCTATCAGCGACAGAATTAGATTTTGACCAAATAAAAACAAACCTAAAAAGTTTTTTATCGACCCAATCTCAATTTCAAGATTATGATTTTGAAGGGTCGAGTATGGCAATCATACTTGACTTGCTTGCTTACAATACACACTATATGGCATTGCAAGCAAACTTAACTGCAAATGAAATGTTTCTTGATAGTGCAACTCTAAGAGAATCTATTGTATCACTTGCAAAACATTTAAACTATACACCTACATCAGCAACAGCTCCTCTTGCAAAAATTAATCTTACACTTGTACCTTCTGGAAATCCAAACTCTCTTAATATAGATAGAGGAACAAAATTCACGACAACAGTTGATAATGTTAATTATACATTTATCAATGTTGAAACATATACTATTATTCCAGATTTGCAAGGAGTCTATTCGATTAATGATGTTGAAATCAAAGAAGGAAAGTTATTAGATTTTTCTTATACAAAAGATTCAACAGATTCACAACAACGATTTCTTATTCCAAATAAAAATGTAGATACATCAACGATTGCTGTCACCGTTCAAACTTCATCGACTGATACGACTACTGAGGTATGGAATAAAGCTACTGAGACAACATTAATTGCAGGAACTGATAAAGTATATTGGATACAAGAAGTTGAAGACGAAAAATGGGAAGTATATTTTGGTGATGGTACAGTTGGTAAAGCATTAACTGATGGTAATATTGTTAAGATTGATTATCTTGTTACAAAAGGAACATTAGCTAATCTTGCATCTACTTTTAAACAAGCAACAACAGTTGCAGGATTAACTTCTGATAAGGTAACAATTACAACTTCACAGGTTGCTTCTAATGGTGCTTTAATTCAGTCAAAAGAAGATGTAGCATTTCTCGCACCAAAATTATATTCGACACAAGGTCGAGCTGTTACTACAACTGATTATAAAAATATTTTATTAAAAGAACGAACTGATATTGATTCGATTACAATATGGGGTGGAGAAGATGCAGAACCTAAAGCATTTGGTACTGTTAATATTGCAATCAAACCAAATAATGCTTCTATATATTCTACAGCTATCAAAGAAGATATTGTCAATCAACTTTTGAAGAAACGAGGAGTGGTATCAATTACTCCAGTTATTGTTGATCCAATATACACTTATATGAATATTACAACAGCAGTAAATTATGACCCTGTTGTATTAACAACAACAAGTAGTGAATTACAATCTTCAGTTGAAACAACAGTTAAAAATTATTTTGTAAATACATTAAATAAATTTGATACTAAGTTTAGACATTCTGTAATGAGTGCAAATATTGATGCTACTGATAAAGCAATTAGAAATAACAGTACCACAGTTACAATGGAGATGGAAGCAAATCCATTAATATATTCAACGAATTATACTCATACACTTGCTTTTAATAATGCTATCGAAGAAGGTAGTCTTTCATCTTTAAGTTTTACTGATAAGGATGGAAATACTGCATTACTTGATGATAGTTCTGGTGCAATCCGTTCTTATAAATTAGTAGGAACATCAAAAGTTTATATTAATTCTAATGTTGGAACTATTGATTATACAACAGGTAAAGTAGTTCTTACAAATTTCTTTGCATCAGCATTAGGAAATAATGAAGCAGGAACAGTTATGACTAAACTAATTGTAAGGGCTAAACCATCTGGTTTAGATTTATTACCAGTACGAGAACAATTATTAACATTAGATACGACACGATACGGTTCTTTAATTATAACTATACTTGCTGAGTCAACAGAATAATGGCACATCCAGAAAATACAAAATATCTTTCTGTCCACGTTCCATCACAACTCCCTGAGTTTACTCGGGAAGACCATGCTACGTTTGTTTCTTTTATGGAGGCATATTTTGAATTTCTTGACCAACAAGGTGGCGCGGCCGAGATTATTAATGCTTTATCAGATTATGCAAATATAGACAAGACTGTTGATTCTTTTGTTGACCATTTTAAAGAACAATTTTTACATGATATTCCAAATAAAGTTGTAACAGATAAAGCTTTTCTTGTAAAAAATATTAGAGAATTTTATCGTTCTCGAGGTTCTGAAAAATCATTTCAATTTCTTTTCCGAACAATGTTTCAGGAAGAAATTACGATTGACCATCCTAAAGATAATATATTAAAACCCTCTGATGGTAATTGGGTTGTTGATAAAATTATTAAAGTAAAAGAATCTGCAGGATTATCTAAATTTGCTGGAAAAGAAATTCAAGGTAGTAATTCTAACGCAACTGCTGTTGTTGAAAATATTGTAACAATTCGAGAAAATAAATTTGATGTAACTGAAATGTTGATTTCAAATATTGCAGGAACATTTGAAATTGGAGAAACGATAACAGCAACGGATAATGATGGTAGCACACTTTCTACTGTTCTTGGTGGAATGATAGGATCAGTTACAGTTGATATACCTGGAAGTAATTATTCTGTAGGACAAGTATTGGATGTTACTGGAGGTGGTGGACAATTTGGTGAAGGAAGATTATTGCTAGAAGATACAAGTGGAATATTATTAAAAGAAGATGAGACACATATTGTAGCCGAAGAAGATTTCGGTGTTAATATGAAAGTCTCTGTTAAAGAACTACAAGGTGGAACAATAGATTCAGTTAAAATTGTTGATGGTGGAACAGGATATAGTAAAGGAGATTATCTAACTTTAAACAATACAAATGCACTTCAAAATGATGGTAATTCAGGTGCGTTAAGAGTATTAGAAGTTGCTGGTAGATTAAATGGAATTGCAATAGCAAATAAAGGAGAAAATTATTTAAATCCTCCTTTAGTTTCATTTACAGGTGGTGGTGGAACGGGAGCCCAGGCAATTACTAGTTTGGAAGGTGGTCCTATTTCAACGTGCTCTATATCTTATGGTGGGACAGGTTATGATGTTAATGATATTATTACATTTCATGGTGGTGGAGGATCTAGTGGACTTGGAAAAGTTTCTTCAGTAAATGCAAAAGAACAATTTATATTGGAAGATGGAACATATTTATTTTTAGAAGATGGTGATTTACTAGCAACAGAGGCTAGTGAAGGTATTACGGGAATTACTATAACGAATGGTGGAAGTAATTATTTAACTGAACCTGAAACTACAATTACAAAAGGAACAACTAATATTCTTTTAGAAGATGGTGAAGATATTTTATTAGAGATGGATCAAGTTGAACCTTATGTATCTGGAACAACGAGTAAATTAAATAAAGAACATTCTGGTGGAACGGGAGCAATACTTGTTCCTAATGGATGGGGGAGAGTTGGTAGGATTTATTTTGATCCTCCAAGTTTTGATGGAAAGAATTTTTCTACTGTACCAACTATTACTTTGACTAGAGTTGGAAATTCAGGGTCAGGTGCAACAGCTACAGCCACAGTTGCTGGTACTACTGGGGATGGAAAAATTTTAGAAGTGGAAATTGAAAATGCAGGTAAAGATTATATTGCTATTCCTAGTGTTGATGCAACAGGTAAAGGAAATGGTAATGCTTCTATTACATTAGGTTCAACAACTATCGGTGGTATTCGATTACTTAGTATAGGTCGTCCTGGATTTAATGTTACCAAACCACCTATCATAGATGCTTCTGGGTTTGGTGATGGTAATTCAAAAATATCATCAACTGCAGCTGCACAATTTACAGTTGGTGATGGACATTGGGAAGGAACTAAAAGTTTTGTTTCACATGACCAATATATTCAAGATAGTAATTTTTATCAGATATATTCTTATGTTATTAATCATGGTGGACAGACAGCAGAGTTCTGGAGAGATACAGTAAAACGAGTATTACATCCTGCAGGTTTTAATTTATTTTCACAGATTGATGTTTTAAGTGAGATGGGATTACCACTCACTACAATGTCAATACGAGCACCAGAAAGATTTCACGACCTTCCAGGAGAACCAGAAGGTGTCGCAGAAGATGTCGGATTAATTCTTGTTCTCATGTTCAATCTTGCAAATACGTTTGATACTTCTTCTACAATAGATTTCTCTACAGGTGAACCAAACACGACAATAATATTTGTTCCGGGTGCAGGAACATTTCAAATTGGTGAAACAATTACATTTTCAAATGGAACAACAGTAACAATAGTAGATATTACAGAAGATGGACTTGTTATTGATGATAGTACATTATCAGGTCCTTTACCAGATGAAGGAACATCTGTTACAGGAAATACATCTGGTGCTTCTGGAACTATTGCAGAATTTAAGAAACCATCTTCTCTTATTACAGCCAAACGTAGACTTGGGCCATCATGGAGAACAATCGACTATCAAAAATTCTTTACTACTGCAGGATTTTCTAATAAAGAACGATTTCCAATGGAAATTGAAAATGATGGTACAACAAGGATGGAGTTAGAAGGTCAATATCGCAATCCATATGAATTGAATCTAGAGCTTGTATCTCAAAGTGCTACTCCACAATGGCCGACAACACATACTTATAGATTAACAGAAAAGATTTTATTAGAAGATGGTAGTTATATTTTATCAGAAGTACATCAACCGGGTGATTTAATATTGTTTGAAGATGGAGATATTCCAGTAATGGAACATCAGGGAGATGCTAGTGGAAGTTATACTATTAATGATTTTAAAGATATTGTTCTTGCAAAAATCATTGATGATAGTGGACGAACTAGAAATAATACGAGAAAACGTATGACATCTGAAAGTTATATAACTTTTCATCCTTATTCTCCGTAATATGTTAAACTGCTTGTATAAATAATATAGAAACTTATTAATTGTAAAGGAATTAGACAATGCCTGGAATCATTAACAATCACTTTCGTAAGTATAATGCAGGGAATTTTATCGAAGCATTCGGTGAAACTAATCCCGATGTTATTTACCTATTTATTGGTAAAAATGATGCGTGGAGTGGAACTTCAGAGGGAGAATATGCTGGAACAGCATCGTCAGATACCGCTGCACCAACCCCGATAGATACTGTTGTTTCTGATTTCAAGCATCACGATAATATGCTCGCACTCAAAAAAGTTGCAGCTGGAGATATTAAACGAGTTATTAAACGATTAGATTGGACTACTGGTACAGTCTATGATGAGTGGGATCATACTGTTGACGATTTTTATGATAAGAATTATTTTGTAATGACTGATAATTTTAATGTATATAAGTGTATTAGTAATAATCGTGGAGTTGCTTCAACTGTAAAACCAACTGGACAATCAACTTCCATATCAGAAATTACAGAACTTTCTGATGGATATAGGTGGAAATTTATGTATGAAGTTCCATCTGCTGATGTTGCAAAGTTTGTTACAAAAAACTGGATTCCGATTCAAACTCTTACTTCAGATAATTCGACAGCACAATGGACAGTCCAACAGGCTGCAGTAGATGGTTCAATCGACCATATTGATGTAACAGCTGTTGGTAGTGGATATTCAGATGCTCCAACGATTACATTTACAGGTGGTGGTGGTTCTGGTGCAACAGGAACAGCAGTAATTAATTCAAGTGGAGTTATTACTGCTATTACAATCAATAATGGTGGAGCAAGTTATACAACTCCTCCAACTATTGCAATCTCGGGTGGTGGTGGTTCTGGTGCAACAGCGTCATGTACTGTTTCTGCCGGAGCTGTAAATCAAATTACAGTTGTTGCTGGTGGAACTGGATATTCAACAGCACCAGTAATTACTATTACTGGTGATGGTTCAAATGCACAAGCAAATGTTATTTTATCGTCTGGAACGATTGATAAAATTCGTATGACTAATATTGGAAGTGGATATAGAAACGCAACAGTAACAGTTACAGGTGGTGGTGGTTCTGGTGCAACAGGTGTAGCACGAATTGGTCCTAAAGGTGGTCACGGAAAAGATGCTGTAAACGAACTTGGTGGATTTTATGTTATGTGTAATATAAAATTGGATGGAACTGAAGGTGGTGACTTACCAGTAGGAGATGACTTTAGAAAAATAGGATTATTATTGAATCCTACAGTTGGTGGGTCTTTGGCAAATGCAACTACATATACAAAAGCAGAAATTGATGATAATAGTGGAGAAGTATTATATGTTGAATATCGAGCACCTATTGTTCGTGCAACAGACCAAACAGAAGATATTAAATTAGTTGCTGAATTTTAATTAAAGGGAATCCATAATGGCAGATGTCAATTTAAATGTGAATCCATATTATGATGATTATAGTGAAACAAAGGATTATCAGAAAGTTCTTTTTAAACCTAGTGTAGCTGTTCAAGCTAGAGAAGTAACTCAGCTGCAGACAATATTAGAAAAGCAAGTTGAAAGACATGGAGAACATATCTTTCGTGAAGGTAGTATTGTTTCTGGAATGGAACATACTATTCAAAAAGGAATTTATTTTGCTTTAATTAAAGATACTGACCACAACAGTACTGCTGTTACGATTGCTGATTGGAAAGGAAAAACTGTTCGTGGTGAAGAATCTGGTGTTGAAGGAATTATTCATACTGTTGCTGATGGAACTGAAGCTACTACAATTAGTGATTCTACTGGGCCGAAAACAATATATGTAAATGTAACAAGAGCTGGAACAGATAATATATCAAGACACTTTTTTTCTTCTGAAAATTTAGTTGATACAAGTGATTCAAGTAAAAAACTTAGAGTTTTTGATAATGTAAATGGTACGATAGAATGGATGGGTTTTGGAACGCAGCTTACAATAGATGACGGAATTATTTTTGCAAAGGGAAAATTTTTAATTGTTTCAAAACAAACAATAATTGTTGCTCGTTATGACCATATGGCAACTGCAAAAGTTGGTTATAAAGTTACTGGAACTTTTATTGATTCTGCAGCTGATTCCACTTTACTTGATCCTGCTCAAGGGGCCCCAAATTTTAATGCACCCGGTGCTGATAGATTACAATATAATCTAACACTTACGACAAGAAGTCTTACCTCTACTGATTTAGAAGATTTTGTAGAATTATTTAAAATAGAAGATGGAGTAGTTACAAAGTCTGCTTCTGTTCCTCAATATTCTGAATTAAGAAAAGAATTTGCTCGAAGAACTTTTGATGAATCAGGAGATTATACGGTCCAACCTTTTCCAATTAGAATTAGAGAACATTTAAATGATGGAACAAATGGTGGTAGATATACTTTAGCTAATGGAGGTGACACAAATCAATTAGCAATAGGTATTGAACCTGGTACGGCATATGTTCAAGGATTTAAACATGAAACGGGTGTAACTGAATATTTAAATTTAACTAAAGCAGTAGATACTGAAGAAATCGAAAACCAAAAAGTTTCTGCAGCGTATGGTAATTATGTTTTATGTACTGAGGTAGTTGGTTCATTTCCTTTTGATACTCTCTCAGAAGTTAGTTTAAGAAACGCAGCTGCTAAAGCAATTACAAATACAACGTATGGTGCTGCGGCATTGCCCGGAAGTGAAATTGGTAAGGCACGAGTTCGATCTATAATTCATTCATCAGGTACACCCGGTGCAGCTGATTGTGAATATAAATTATATTTATTTGATATAAGAATGACATCAGCTGGAAAAGATTTTTCTGATGTTCGGTGTGTTACTAATCTTTCATCTTCTAGTGATAAATATTTAGCTGATGTTAGTTTAACTGCTGCTGGTACGAATAGTAATGTTTTATATGAAGATGGCGACCAACTCTTAACTGAAGATGGTTTATTTAAATTAGTACATGAAGATTCTATTTCAGGTGAAAAAGCAGTCTTAAAAGAAACAGGAAAATTTCATAAATTAGTTTATACACTTCCACAAAATAATATTAAAACAATTCGTGATAGTAGTGGTGATGTTGAAACATCTTACAAGTTTAGAAAAGAATTTGATGTTACATTTTCTGGTACTGGAGTAGCAACTGTTGCTACTGGTAATAGTACAGAAACATTTCCATTTTCAGTTGGTGAATTAAGTGAGACTAATAGACGCGTAAACTTTATGGTTGTTCCAACCCAAACAAAAACTCCATTTAATACTGGCCAACCAATAGATTTTACTACTGCGGGTTCTAATGGTGCAAGAAGTATTAATATAACGACTACTACTTCTGCTACTTTAAATTGTAATGAAACATTATCTGGTGGTATGACAGCAAAAGTTATTGTTACATTAACCCGGGCCAATGCAAAAGAAGCAACTAAAAAATTAGTCAAAAATCAACAAGTAGTTATTGCACCGACAACACATACTGCAACAACAGTCGGGCCTTGGGGTCTTGGACGAAGTGATTGTTTTATACTTAATAAAGTTTATATGTCACCGAGCACATCAACTTTACCTACATCAGCTCATACAGACGTAACATCACATTTTGAATTAGATACAGGACAAAGAGATAATTTTTATGACCACGGACAATTAAAAAAACTTGCAAGTTCTTCTCTGTCAATTACAGGTCAACTCTTAATTGATTTTCATTATTTCACCCATGATACTTCTCAAGGTATTGGATATTTTTCTGTTGACTCTTATCCAGTTGATGATACGGGAGTAACTGCTAATACAATTAAAACATGGGAATTGCCTTTCTTTAATTCTACTACTCAAGGTCAACAATATGATTTAAGAGATACTATTGATTGTAGACCAAGACGAACAGATACGAATACGGTAACAAACCCTGCAGCTGGTTCTACATTTGGATTTGATGTAGCAACAGCAGGTGCTCATATGATGCACCCCAATGAATCAATCAATATGGATTTGAATTTTTATCTTCCAAGAAAAGATAAAATTGTTATAAACAAAGAAGGAAATTTTAGTATTGTTTTAGGAACAGCAAGATTTCCTATTGCATTTGCACCGCAAGATAATTCAGAAGCATTGACACTTGGAGTAATTAAAATGCCTCCATATCCTTCTTTACCACCTGATCTTGCAAGAAAACATAAACGACCTGGTGTTCAAATCCAAACAATAAATTCACAACGATATACTATGAAAGATATTGGACAACTTGAACAACGTATTAATAGAATGGAATATTATACAGCTTTATCTTTATTAGAAAAAGATACTGCTGAATTGCAAATTACAAATCAACAAGGTCTTGATAGATTTAAAAATGGTATTTTAGTTGATCCGTTTACGGGACATAATATCGGAGATATTACTAATCCAGATTATGCAGCTTCTATTGATATGAAAAAACAAGAATGCCGACCTAAATTTAGATTAGAAAATACACCATTAACATTAGATGCAACAAATTCAACTACTGTTGCACGAAAACCTAAAACTGTAATCTTAACAGTTACATCTGTTACTGGCACTTTTGTAGAAACAGAAACAGTAACAGGTGGAACTTCAAGTGCAACAGCACAAATTGTTAATCAAGTAATTACAGCAGGTAATAAAATTTATTGTGATAATCTATCAGGAACATTTGCAGCTAATGAAACTATTACTGGAAATACATCTAGTGCAACAGCTACTGTTTCTATTGTTACTGGGTCAACAGACGGAAATTTAGTTACATTACCATATACTTCTCAAGTGTATTCACAAAATTTATTTGCATCAAAACAACGTAACTGTGTTACTGAATTATTATTTAACTGGGTTGGTGAAATTGAATTAACTCCTGATACTGATAACTGGGTTGATACCACAAGTCGTCCTGATGTTCAAGTTAATTTTGATAATAATATGGATGCTTGGGAAGCATTGGAAGATGCGTGGGAAACACATTGGAATGATTGGGAAACTATTGCAGTTGGTGAAGAAGTTGTTTCCAGAGAACAAATTGGTGGACGATTACGTTTAGAGGGAGCTAGAGGACAAAGAGTATTTCAACAACAAAATGAAAGAGTAACTACATTAAAAACACAACAGCAAGTTAGAAGTGGAATTGCATTAGATATTACACCTGAAGCTATTACTCATAGACTTGGTTCTAAGGTAGTTGATGTATCTATTATTCCTTTTATTAGAGAAAAAACAATTTCATTTTCTGCAAAGAGAATGAAACCTTTTACGAGAGTATATCCATTTTTTGATGGTGAACTTGTTAGTGCGCATTGTACTCCTACTGGTGGAGCACTGGGTGCAGATTTAGTTACAGATTCAGTTGGAAATTTAACTGGAACTTTTTCTATTCCAAATAGTGATGCTTTAAAATTTAGAATAGGAGAAAGAACATTTCGATTATCTGATTCTTATGTTATTACTGCGGACGATGCAACTGGTACTACTACTAAAACCATTACAGCTGTAGGTGCAGAAAAAAATGGAACTGAAGGAATAACAACAATTGCAGAAGCGACATATACTGCTAGAGGAATATTACAATCAAAAGAAGATACTATTATTTCTACTTCAGTTGCTAATTTTCAAAAAGTAACAATGGAAGATAGTAGATTTATTGAAGAATTAACAACTACGATTAATAATACTGGTGAACGATTTGTTGGTGAAGTAGCAAATCAAGAAATTCATCATCACCATCATACTCATGTAACAAATGTTCAAGCTCCTGCTCCATCACCACCTCCTTGTCATAACGCAGGACCAAAAGAACAATCGGCCGCATTTAAGGCGCATGTACGAAGTGGTGGACATGCTCACGCACATAGAGAAGTTTATTGTAAAAATGGACAATGGGTTGATCCTATCGCACAAACATTTCTTATTGATAGTAGTGGTGGTCTTTTTGTGTCAAAGCTGGATATTTATTTTGCTACAAAAAGTGCAACATTACCTATTACTTGTCAAATTCGTGAAGTTGTAAATGGGTTTCCTGGTGCAAGAATTATTCCTGGAGGAACAAAAACATTATTACCAGCAGATATTAATACTAGTTCAGATGCAACCGCAGCTACACCATTTTATTTTGAATCACCGGTCTATCTATCTCATGCAAAAGAATATTGTTTTGTTCTTTTACCAGCTGGTAATAATCCAGATTATAATGTATGGGTATCTGAGCTTGGTCAGAATAAAATAGGAACAACTGAAAGAATTTCAGAACAACCTCATGCTGGAATCTTATTTACATCTGCTAATAATAGAACATGGACAGCACGTCAAGCTGAAGATATGAAATTTCAATTATATCGAGCAAAATTTGATTTAGTTGCAACAGGTGGAACTGGAATATTTGTAAATAAAAATATTGATTATTGTACTATTAATAATCTTACGGGAACGGGTAATTTTCAAAATGGAGAAGTTATTACTGGTGCAACATCTGGTGCAAAGGGAACTGTTGAAGCTTATAATAAAGCAAAATTACGATTAGATATTTTAAATACATCAGGAACATTTCAAGCAAATGAAACAATTACTGGTGGGACATCTAGTGTTTCAGCTACGTTAATTTCATTTAATGATTTTAAAGTTAATGTAATACATCCACAAGCAGAACAAATTACTTTACATACAACACAAGTAACTTGGAGTAGTAAAACAACTTCATCTAGTAATGTTGTTGATTCAGCATTTCAATTTATTGGTATTAATAGAAATAATACATTAAGAGATGAAAAACGAGTATTATCATATTCTAATGAGATTGCACAAATATCTTCTGCTGACAGTTTAACTTTAAAGGCTCAATTATTTAGTGGATTTGATAGTGTATCGCCTGTAATTGATCTACGAAGATTATCTTCTATTTGTGTAGAAAATATAATTAATAATGATAGTGCAGATGAGTCACTTGCAAAAGGTGGAAACGCACTAGCTAAATATATTTCTAAACGGATTGTATTAGACGAAGATTTTGATGCAGAAGATATTAGAGTTTATATTACAGCAGATAAACCATCTGGAACTGAGGTTGAAGTGTATTATAAAATTTTAAATGGTTCAGATGAGACAGATTTTGATGACCGTCCCTATCGAAAAATGGAACAAGTTACTGATGCTACGTTATTTTCAGTTGATGTTCAAGATTTAGATGATTTTAAAGAATATGAATATAAAGTATCATCTGCTGATTTAACTGGTATTAATGGTGAAATTCAATATACAGGAACACAAACAGAAGCACCTGTATTTACTGGATTCAAAACAATGGCTATTAAACTTGTTATGTTAAGTACAACAACTTCTCTTGTTCCACGATTAAAAGATATGAGAACTATTGCTCTTTCTGTATAATGGAAAAAAATAATTTTTTACGAGATGAAAATAGTAAAGCTCTTATAAATAATAATAGAAATGCTTTACAAGCCTATAAGGTCAATAGAAATCGTTTGAATAAAGAGAAACAAGATATAGAATTTATTAAGAATGAGTTGCAGGAGCAACGAAAAATGATAACTGAATTGCAGAAAAAGTTATCTATTTTAACCAAAGATGGAGAAGAATAATGGCAGTTATCCAAGTTCTACTTACAGATACATTTGATGGGTGGAGAACAAAGACGAATAGTTTAGCGACTCAAGTTGGAGATGTTACATTATTGAGTGGTTATTCTGTTCCAAGTGTAGATAATATTGTCGAAGCTATCAATGACCTGGATGGAAGAACAACAGTTGCCACAAAGGCAATTTCTGATACAGATGCAGATACTAAAATTCATACAGAGAAAACAACTGATGAAGATAAGTTGAGATTTGATGTTGCTAGTACAGAAAAAATGTTTATTGATGCAACAGGTGTAACTGCTCATAATGGTACATCTGCTGGCGGAACAGCAAATGCACTTGCACAATTTCATATTGATTCATCTACTAATAGTGGTATTCAATTAAATTCTGGAACAACTAATACTGGAAATATTTTATTTGGTGATTCTGGAGATAATGATATTGGTAAAATTTCATATAACCATAATGATAATTCTATGACACTTACAACTAATGCAAATTCAGCTGCTAATAGTTTTAAAGTTGATAGTTCTGGAAATGTAAGTTCTCGGAATATTGGTGATACCTCAACACTAACATCAACTACTGGAACTATGGTTGGTGCTATTAACGAAAACGCAGCAAATGTTATTGCATATGCAATTGCTTTAGGATAATAAATATTATAAAAAAGGATTTTAAAAATGGCCGTTTTTAAAAATGCAATTAAAACAAATGTAACTACTGTGCAGACATTGTATTCTACACCTGCATCCAAAACTTCAATTTTAATAGAACTTGATGTTGCTAATACAACAACTGCTAGTCAAACGGTAGATGTTCAAGTTGTAGATAATTCTGCATCTGCTACGGGATATTTGGTAAAGGGTGCCCCAGTACCAGCTGGTTCTGCACTTCAAGTTGTTGCTGGACAAAAAATCGTATTAGAAGCACAAGATTCAATTAAAATTATAGCAACTGGTGCCGTAGACGTTATCGGTTCACTATTAGAAGATGTATAAGGAGATCAACTAAATGGCATATCTAGGATATCAGCCCCCTGATAGATTTAATGCAGCTCACCTAAAAGAAACTTTTACGGGAAATAATTCTGCAGGACCCTATGTGCTTTCAAATGAAGTCGCCAACGGCCATGCGACTCATGTTGAGATTTTCATAGGAAATGTTCGACAAGAACCCGGTGTTGCATATAATATTGGTGGAACAGGAGAAAATCGAAATAAAGAAGTAACTTTTACAGGAACAGTTCCATCAGGTGAAGCAATTTATGTGGTGCATAAAGGAGAAAAAACTGCAACACCAATTCCACCTGTAGCTTCTCTTGATAATACACATCTTAAAGCAGCTTCTGCGATTGATGCAACTAAGATTGCTAATGGTAATGTTTCTAATGCAGAATTTCAATATCTTGATGGTGTAACAAGTAGTATTCAAACACAGATTACAGCCAATACAACAGCAATAGGAAATGTTGATGTATCAACACATACAGACCCGTTAACATTTGACCAAGAATCAACTCCATCAAATCCTGCGTCCAACAAACATAAACTTTATTTCAAAAATGATGGTAACTTATACAAGTTAGATTCTGCTGGTAATGAGAAGTTAGTTGGTGGTGACCCTGAAGGTGTTAAAACTAATGCCGCAGATATTTTTACCAATTTCGTTAAAGATATGGAAAATCATGGTCGTGATGCCTTACATACTGAAACTGGATTCGTGGATGAATTAGAAACAGCTGGTGACATGGTAGATGCTTCTGCTTCGTCAGGTATTACTTATACCGGAACACCAAATTCAACTAATGGTGATAATTATTATGCAAATACTCCGGGTGCAAGTAATCAAACGGCCGATATTCAAACCTATACACAAGAATCATATTATAAATGCCAAGAATGGACAAATACAAATACAAGTACCTCACAAATAACTATTGGACCTGGTTCAGGTAATGATGTCTATAACGAATCAGAAACAGGGTCTATAACCCATGATATGCAAATTAGAGGTGGGAATGTTTCTGATTCTCATGGTGGTCAGGAATTTAAAGCAAATAGTGCTGCATCCATAAGTGGTATTAGTTGGAAAATAAAAAAGACAGGTAGTCCAACTGATAATTTTAATACAAAGTTATATGCGAGTACAACTCCTACGGCAGCAGGTGGGTTTCCTACTGGTAGTGCGTTAGCAACCACAGCCGATATAGCTGCGAGTGGAATTGCTGGTTCATATACTCAATATGACTATGATTTTACGAGTGCCTATACACCAACTATTAATAATTATTATCATGTTGTTGTAAACAGAACAGGGAGTTCAGACACAAGCAATTTTCTAAAAGTTGGTGAAGTTAGTAGTGGTAGTTACTCTGATGGTGCGGCGATTAGAAATGACTCTGGGTCATGGGGTAATGTTGCTTCTGGATATGATTGTTGGTTCAAAGTAGCTCAGCAGGGTACTGTTGCTACAATTTCTTCAGGAACATTTCCGACTAATGCACTTAATGCCAGGATTACACTTGACGCTGGAACCACCTGGAGAGATATTACAGGTCGAACATCTAATACAGCACTTACACTAGCATCATATCCAGCAAACGGGGCTTATAATTGGGCTATGCGTATGGATGAGTTCGATAGTGGGAAAGTGCAACTAAATGAGCATACAACGGCTGGAACAATTATTACTGCAAGTTCATATACGGTTGAAACATCTGCGTTCTCCAGCCCAGATTCAACAGTTAAAGTCTTACTACATCTGGATAGCACCAACGGTGACAATACGACATGGACAGACTCTATAGGCACTCATAGTTGGTCGGCGAATGGTAATGCTAACACATCAACGGCTCAAAAGGTTTTTGGGGCTACATCGCTGGCTTGTGACGGGGCAGCCGATTGGATTCAGGCTGGCAATCACGCTGATTTTCAAGTTTCAAACAGTGGTACATGGCAGTTTAAATGGCGACAATACTTTAATGCAATTGATACGAGTGGTACGCCTGTAGAAATTATGGGTAACGGTGATGCCAACACTTCTGGTTGGACGATAAACCAATTTTACAATTCCGGTTCTCCGTTATTACGATTTACATATACTAAGAGCGGTGGGGGTAACCAGCATTGTGGATGGAGTTGGTCACCGTCTACCTCAACATGGTACGCCATATGCTTGTCGTTTGATAATGGGTCGGTGAGGGCATATATAGATGGGACAGAAATTGGTTCCGTGGTAACTATGGATGATGATATTGATTATTCGCCAGTTCGAGCATTGCGTATAGGACTATCGTATCCGGGGTGGGCAAACCTTAATGGATACATTGACGAGTTCCAATTGGAAGTCGGTGGTACTGTCTCTGTCACATCAAATGTCATAACCGAAACAGTTTCAATCGCACCAGCATTTGCTCAATTAACGGATTGTTCACAATGGTCAGCTATTGATGATATGACTTCAACGGAGACAGCAAATAGTCAAACGATAAGACATTTTGTCATTCACGGTCCTTCAGGAATGACAGCGTATAATGATACGGATACAGTTGTATCAACATTTTTACCGGGTGTCGCTGCTGACCAAACATATCCTTATACAACGGAAGCAAATTATGCCCAGCAAGAATGGACTAATGCAAATACCGGTGC